TTGATTAAGCCCTTTAAAGTGTCTTTGAATGAGGTTTTTTATTTTTTTTACTTGAACTTCTCACGGCTCACCCCATATTAAGTGCATAACGCAGACACTTTGCAAATTGGAGATACATAAATGACTGCAGCACAAAAAGAAACATTAGGCTTTCAAACAGAAGTAAAACAACTATTAAACTTAATGATTCATTCTATATAGTAACTCCGCACTAAATATTTATACCCCGCAATAATTAATCTTATCAGTTTTAAATCAATCACTTAAATAGTATTTATGGCGTTTTAACGCTATATAATCCGCACTAAACATGACTATTATAGATAGCAACTGCGTACCAAGCTGTGTACCATTAATTAATTAAACTAAAATTTGGTACACATTCGGAGTTAATACCAGTGAATATAACGGCGGCAAAGCTTAAGAGTATAAGCGGCAAAACCTACGATGGCGCGGCGGAGGTTTCCGACGGTGATAACTTATCGCTGCGCATTTCACCCAAGGGTAAAATCACATTTCAAATACGATTTAGATTAAACGGCAAGGCTGTACGCTATAAGCTGGGGACTTACCCTGAGCTTACACTTGCTAAAGCGCGTGAAGAATGCGAAGCGCATATGGCCCAAGTTAGAAAGGATCTTGATCCTCGTAAAATGAAAGCGGTTAACAGCGTTGCGGTACTTGATAATAAAAACCCTACGCTTATGGATGCGATTAACTATTGGTACACACTTTACTGTGAACCTATGCGCGATAACCCTAAAGGTATTTTTCATCGCATTACGTCGTGCATTAATGAGCAGTGGCGAGATCAATATATATCAGAAATTAATAAGCAGCATTTTTCTGCTTTGTTTAAATCCATAAATGATGAAAGCTTATTGGGTAAACGGGGCAGTGGCTTTTCGTTTAATGCGATTATTGAGCTTAGATCGGCGCTTAGGTTTTGTTTGCGCCAGGGGTTTATTAATAACGCTGAGTTTGAAGCACTAAGACCAAGTGACTTTGCGACTGACTACATGCCGCGCGAGCACTTTTTAACAATAGAAGAGTGTAAGTTGATTTGGTCTAACATCGATAACCTTGCTTTAACTGATAGAAACAAAGTTATTTTACGCTGTGTTATGGTGTTTGGTTGTCGTATTAGCGAGCTATACACGGCTTTTAAAGATGACTTTGATTTAACAAACCAGTTATTCACTGTGCGCAGAGAAAATACAAAAGGGGGCGTGCACTCTATTGTTAGGCCAATACCCGTTATATTAATTGAAGATCTGCAGCATATTAAAAGCTTAACACCTGCCTTTAAGTACATGTTTAATAATAGAGGGGGTGATAAGCCGGCTAGCGGTTCGAGCGTTAGTTTAATTGCTAATGCCTGCTATGAAAACATAGAGGGCTTAAGGCCGTTTAGAATGCACGATTTTAGACGAACCATATCAACGCACTTAACCGATGCGGGATGCCCTTTGCAGTTTACTGAAAAATTGCTAGGGCACAAAATGAAAGGCGTACTGGCGATATACAATAAATCGCCAATGCTTGATGGCTTAACTGAGTGGGTGAATAAGTGGGTTGCTATGATCACTAAGTAGCAGCGCCAAGCCATTAAGCGCTGTGCTTAATGGCTTGCTCGTTCATATCTCTGTAGTGTTTGTCTATTACTGCTTTTAACCAGCGGTGCGGCCTGCCTACGTGCGTAGGCTTTATAAATTCGCCTTTGCTTACTTGTTTACGCAAGTAATCCTCTGTTACGCCCTCAAAGGCAGCCACTTCTTTAGTCGTGTAAAATTTGCTAGATGGTAAACTCATTTGTCGCTCCAAGGGTAAAGAAGAAGTAAAATAGGCCATAACAATACGGCAGCCATGTAAACAGGTAAGCTTACTTCGTCGCTTTTACCCGTCATGTAAACAAAACTAAGTCCGCACTTTATGTAAAAACAACATAAAATGAGTGCGACGATTAAAAATATTATTGCGTCATTGCTCATAGCCTAAACCTCCCTGCATTAAATTCATTCCAATGCTCCCAGTCTTTACCGTATATATAACCAGCCACAGTGGTGTGCATGTTTTGATTTAATTCCATAAGCTCTATAATTCGCTTTATGTCCGATAGTGAGCGAGTGGTAAGAAGCTCTGATTTTTCTATGCGGCGCCAAGAATCAAGCTTTGAAGCGCAGCAATAATAACTACCATTACTGAATTTTATGTAATAACCCTCAGCATCAACGCTACTAGCATCATCCGGTGCATCGGCATCAATCGCCTTTAACTCTTCTAATGATTCAATCATAAATCACCTATCACTTCATTTAATTCCATTAAATCCAAAACGTGTTGATCAGTTCTAAAATAATAATCCCAATCCTGCTGATGCTTATCTCTCTTTACTATTTGCCACTTTAGTTGCTTAAAAGCGCCCATTACAACCCTGCATTTTCTGGTTGTATGTGAATCAAATTCGCAAAAACCACCGTTTGTACCTAACCCACCACGGAAAGTTGAAAATGTTATTTTTCTAATTTGTCCAATTTTCATAAATCACCTTTAGCTTTTATTTTTACTTGCCTTAACTTCCCACGGTAAACAAGAACCATTGAATTAACGCCAAAAGCAAATGCCTTACCTTCTTTCATGCTCAAATTAACGCAGTTACCTCTAAAGGTTGCATCGGTAAAATTAACCACATCACCGATCTTTTTATTGTCATGCTCTGCTTTTTCAGCCCAGCAATCATGTGAGTTTATTTGCTCTGCCATTTTCAACCAATTTTCACGACCCTTTGCGGTTCTTTGATTGTTTGCAAGTTCTATTCTTAATTCGTTTGCTGTTTTCATAAATCACCTTTACCTTTTATCTTGCCTTGCTTTCTCAAGCTGTTTGCCATTTCAGTAATGGCTTTGTAGGTTCGACCCAATGACAAGCACAACTCTGACACTGGCACTTTGCCGTAAAACTCAATTAAGTATTTTTGATCCGTGGTGGTCATTGGCTTTTTGTGGTTAAAGTGAACCTGTGGATCGTATTTGCACATTAGCTCTTTCATAAGTCACCTATGCTAATTTTTTTGCGTAATCAGGGTTCATTGCTCTATAACACGCCGACTTCATACAGCCTTTGGCGTTGTTAATGCGCTTGTTTAAATCTTCGCGGGTGTCTGGTATTTCCACCTCAAAAGCGTCGCGCTTTACCCCGTTGTAAAAGTCCCACTGCATGCGCGGCTCGTCTTTACATACATCGTTAGCGTAAATATTAACGCGGTAACCGCCGCTTTTTTCGGGGATGCAATCAGCCGCATCTTTTAACAAGTCAGCCAAGTACGCTTTATGCGATACATTTGGCTGGCCGCTTTGCAGTAGTGCCCAGGCGAATGAATAAACGTAGTCGTTTAAATCCATTTCACCGCTAGCCTGCTGCTCTAATTTAAAGCCATGTTTTAGCGCCAAGGCTTTGATTTTTGCGTTGTTCATGACTCTAGCTCCTGCAGCATTTGCTCTGCATAATATGAGCGCCAAGCAAAAAATAATTTTTCACAACCTTTATCGCTCAATTTGTCCTTATACCCTGTGCCGGTGTTTTGAAAGACCAATTCTTTGTTGTTGCGCTTAAACTCTCTTGCAAACCAAGATGGGCATTGAGGTGCGTGCATTGCAAACATTTCACGTTTAGTTAATCCTTTACCATAACCTACAGCGCAAGGTGTTGGGTATGCTTCAGGATTGCTGTTTGGCATTGCCGGTAAATCTGCATTATTCATGATTTCACCTTGCTTTCATTAGCTGCTACTTTATGCTCGCACTTGGTGTTGCCATGCGCGCCACAGCCGCCTTTTATTTTGTGTTTACCGCAAAGCGCCACTGCCTTTCCCGCTTTGCCAAGAACACCATTTACATTGCACTGATAAATAACTTTGCTCTTATTGCTCATGCTCGCTAGCTCCGATTTAGGTTTAAGCGCATACCAGTTATGCGCTCTGCGTTTGACTTGTGGCTTCATTAGGCTGTTACCTCTGCACCTCTATAAAGTTAATAATTAATCCGGTCTGTTGCTTATGTTGTAAAGATCTGTTTTGCCATCTAAAATTTTGTGAATCTTAAACTTTTCACATAATTGATTTCCGAATAGCTTTTTCTTATCTTTCAACTCGCATAATCCAACCACGGTTTTACACTCTGTTTTAAGTAGTGCATTTAAGGGGTGTAGCGGGTCATTTTCCCAACCAATATTAATAAAATAATCGCAGTTATCACATGCTTTTGGCAGTGACAATCTGTCTCTTGTTTTCACCACTTCTTGCTTTTCTGCTTCAAGCAAAATGAATTCTATTTGCTCCATACTCACCACCTTTAAGCTGCTTTTTGGTTGGGTTTTCTTTTATTCAACTTGCCCACTTCATTACCCCAAACAGCCCAGCCTTTAACACGCTTGCGTGAAAATAACTCAATGCGCGGTACGTCACCGGCTAATTCAACGCATGCTTCTCTAAACTCGTTAGGCTTTTCGCTATGCTGTAAAACAGGGTAGGCGCCACTAAAAACAGTAAAGCCTAATAAGTCGTCAAGGCTTGCTGCGTCATAGTTGCCAACCGCTCGCACTGAACGGCTTGCAACTTTTGGCTTGCCCTTGATGGCAATAATGGCCGACTCACTACCTTGGCGGGTCCAAAAGCCCATACCAAACATGGGGTTGTTATTAACAGTGAGTTTGTTCCATACAAACCCGCTCATCGTTTTAATTGTGAAGCCCCATGATTTAACAACGTCTAGGGCTTCTTGTGGCATTGAACCAACCCACCACATAACCAATATGCAATCGTCCGCTGCAATATCATCAATAGGCATCGCTTTTAGCTCGTCTACGCTCATTGTTGATTTGTAGTGATGTGCTGCACCGCTTTTCATACTGCCGCCGGTCTTTTTATTGCTGAATTGCCAGGCTGGGTCCGAGTAAATAAGGTTAAATTTTTGGCCGTTAAATTGTTCAAACATGGGGCGCTCCTTACATGCACATTAAGAGTGCTGGGTATTGCAGGCCGATTGGACCGAACGGAATATCATCATCCATAAATTCACCCGCGCCTTGCTGTCCGCCGCTCATGTATTGGCTATTTGATACGCCTTGCTGCGCTTGACCTCCTTGCTGTTGGCCTTGGTTATTTTGTCGCTGAGCTTGTCCGCTACCTTGGCGCTGCGCTTGGTTGTTGCCTTGGTGATTATTATTACTATTGCCGTAAGAATTATTACCCTGCACTTGGCCTTGGTTATCGCCTTGTGCGTGGCTGTTTTGTTGGCCTTGGTAATTATTATTACCTTGGTTGCCCTGATGTTGATTATCTTGTCGCGAATCGAGCATTTGCATATTTTCTACTACAAACTCTGACGTATAACGATCTGCGCCGCTTTGGTCTTGCCATTTTCTGGTTCTGAATTTTGCTGTAACAAAAATCTGTGAGCCTTTGCGCAGATATTCGCCCATTATTTCGGCTAGCTTGCCGAACGCAACAAGATTTACCCATTCGGTATTTTCCTTTTGCTGGCCTGTGTTTTTATCTTTCCATTTGCTACCAACAGCAATAGAAAATGATGCCGCAGCTTGCCCTGATTGGGTGTAGCGAATTTCAGGATCTTTACCTAATCTTCCGATAAAGTTAGCTTGATTTAGATCGTTAGCCATTTACATGTCTCCAAGTTTTATTTCTTAATATTGAACCGATTGCGGGTTGCGTTACCCCGTAGAGCTCGGCAAGTTCGTACTGGTTTTTCATTGCTATGCCTGCTTAGTTGTTATTAAAACGATGATGGCTAGCACTAAAACGCGTACCGTATTTACTGCTGCCATCTTTAAAAACTCTTTGCGCTGCTGCTTTGCAATAGCGCTTGAGCTGTTACCTTTGATTGCCATGTAATCGTGTAGCATTAGTAGTGGCACCAGGTGGTTTCGTAGTCGTCGGCATCAAGCCCTTGGTCAAGTTCGATGCGGCCTTTCATTGCGTACACATTGAAAAGTATTTTTTCCATACCATATAAGCGGCCCATAGACATCGCTTCACCGGGCTTTTTATCGTCAACTCGAATACCTAAAATGTCATACTTGCCAGTTTCCTTGTCTTTACTTAAATGCAGGTCGTAGGCGCAGTTACGGCTATCTTGATCAGGCTCTTTATCTATATATACAGAGAGTGAGTCGCCATACTCGCCAAATTTCCAATCATATTTATCTTTAAAATCTTCTATAATCAGCGTTATTTCACCCTCGCCACCACCATCTTCTTGAGCGTCTTTTAGTAGCGACTCAACAATGTAAGAAAGCGTTATTTTTTCTGGCACTTCTGCTAATATTTCGGCAAATTCTTTATCAAGCACTTCGGTTAGGCGTGAGTCGTAAAACCCTTGCGCAGCTACTTTTAAGCGGTTTAATACAAAGTCGTGATACGTTGGTAAGTCATCCATTTCTTCTAGCTGCGGCATGATGGCTTTAGTTATTTTTTCTTTTAATGCTTTGCCTAGATCGCCATAGCTACGGAAAACGTCATCAGCGGTAGCTTCGATTAGAGAATCGACCTTTTTGCTAATTGCTATTTCAAGCGCGCCAGCTTGGATTTTTTCATTTAAAATACTGCCAAACATTTCTTGAACTGTAGTGCTGCTTGGGTCAATCGTTGGTTCAAATACTTCTTTGGTTTCGTTGCTCATTTTTATTCCTTATTGCTTACGCTGCTCGGTTGATTTTTTCTGCTGGCTTAATACCGCCAAGGCCCTCAATTAAGTAGTGCATTTTTTCGCATACACTTGACGCTTTTTCTCGGTTAGTTGTGAATGCGCAACCAGGTAATGCCCATCCGTCTTTACCGTGTTTTTTTGCGCTTACAACGGTTGCTAGTCCTACCGTGATATTGTTGCAGTTAAGATGCTCGACCATTCTCAATTGCGGAACTCTTGAATTAGTCATATAAACCTCGTTTAAAAGAGCCGCGCCCGCGGGCGCTTGGCTTAGGTCGGAGTTAAAATTAAGCGGCTAACGCTTTGTTTAAGCGTTGCTCTAGCACTTCGATATAGCTCTCAGCTAACGCTAGTTGGTCGCAGATGCGGTCTAGCTCGTCGCTGTTTGCGCGGTCTGCATCGCTTGGCCATACATCAAGTGGTGTGTAGTCGGTTGGGGCGCTTGTGCTTTCAAACACTGGCGATTTGAACGACTCACCTAATAGCGGTTCGTTTTGGCCTAGCATGCGGTTAACGTCGGTTAGCGCTTCATGCTCTTGTTGCTCAGCCGGTGCTTGCTCAACTTCAATAGCTTGATGCTCTGCATTGCGCTGTTCGCTTAAGTCGACTTGCGCTGTTTGTTGTTGTGCTTCTACTTGGTTAGCTGCTTGCTGCGCTTGCTCAACTTGTGATTGCTGCGTGTGCATCATGGTTAATTGCTGGATAACTTGTGCTAGCACTTGCGTTACTTCGTTGGTGCGATCACCAAACTTTTCTTCGCTTGGTGTAAAGTTTTCAAGCTGTTGAATGCGCGCCATAACCTCTTGGCTCGATTTGCCAAAGTAGTTCATAGGATCATTGCGCAGATTATTAATGCGCTGTTCGATTTCTTGCGCTTGTTTTTGTAGGCGTTCTTGCTGTGCAATGGCTTCTTGCTGAATGCGTAATTGTTCGCGCTCTGCTTCTACCGCTTCGGCTGCTTTAGCGGCTTGGTACATGTTGTTAAGCGCTTCAAGAATGCTTTTCTTGGTGTCGATAGCTTCGTGTATAAGCTCTTTGTCAAACGCTTCTGTATCAACAAGATCTACTGCTTCAATGGTGTCGGCAATAAACTGTGAGTTTTGGCCTTTACATTGCTCGGTAAAGTACCCCATTTGTGCAATTTCATCGCGCTGCTTACTCAAAAACTCTTCACGTTCTTTAGCTATGCGTGCGGCTTCGTCTTTACGGCGCTTATCTTCAAGCTCAAACGCGTTAATGATTGGATCGTAAATTACATCTACTTTTGAAATTAATTCATCACCGTACGCTTTTAGTTCGTTAGTGAAGCCAATGCGGCGATCGTTAATGGCTTTAACCAGTTTGTTGCGTTCGGTGCGAATTTTGCGGCCTTGCTTAAACTCGTCGTCTTTTGCCATATCTAACGAAAACGACTTAGGGTATTGCTTGCGTAAATCAGCAAGTCCTTTTTTAGTTAAATCTTCTTGGTAAACAACTTCTACCAAGTTGGTTGCTGTATTTTGATTAGTAGCCATGGTTATACTCCGTTTCTTAGGTTGTTAAGCGCCTCTGTATGCGCTTTGTTTACTTGAGCTACAAAGTTACTGCTGTCTACTTTGTTGGCTCGGCAATGACCTTCAAGCTCTTGCAATAAGTGCTTATGGTTCATGTTTAATACTGATTCGTTTTCTGCGGTGGTTATGCGGTCTTTAATGGCCGTGTTTAACCAGGTGATAAACTTTTGATTAGCCGCTAGGGTGTTTTCTTGCGCTTTTGCTTCAAGTTCTGCTTTTTTGTGGTCTTTTATTTCAATCGCTTTATCGCGTATATCAATGCGGTTAACAGCCATTGCAAACTTATAAGCTTGCTCGTAATGCTCGCGCAGCGCTTCTAGGCTTGCGGCTTGTTTAATAGCGGTTAGGTAATTATCAAACTTGGCAGATGGCAAAGCCCAATCAGGCAAAATTGGTGGGAACCATTCTGCGCTAATATCTAAACCGCTCTTATTTTGCTTTTTGCTTTTTGCTATAAATATATATTCGCCGTTCGCTTGGAACCTGCTTTCTACAAGAGAGCATGTAGCAAATTCAGTTTCTAAAGAGTAAAGATAACGACCAATGCCAAACTGCACTGCTGTGCGTTTCATGGCACCAGATAGCGCGCCTTTTAACGCTTCTACTTGCGTGTACTCTGAGCCATCCCACTTGGTGATCCAGTTATCGCCAAAGCGAATACTTAAACCACATAAGTAACCTTTGCCGCTGGTTGCTTCTTTAAATTCGTTTTTCCAGCCATCAATACCCACCACATCATCTAGTCGTTGCTGAATAGCGCGGTTAGTAATGTAAGGAATAACCATTACCCACGGCTTGCTTGAGCCAGATACGCCGCTTTGTTGAACGCGCCATTCAATATCGTGCGCTTCAAATGGGTCGGCTAATAAGCGTTGAATTTTTTTAATATCCATCGTCTTAGCTCGCTAACTTAATATTTTGACCAAATAGCTTGTCTTGCTTTTTGTAGTGAAGAACTTGATCGAGTGTGTGTTTAAGTTGCGCTTCTGCGTCATCGTCAGTTAGCGTGATCATGAATGATTCAGCTGATACGCCATTGATATACACATACACGTTAATAAACGGCTCTTGCGCGTTGGTAACTACGTTTACCGCAACATTCTCGCGAAAGTTGAATGATTCAATAGCCAGTGCTGCAACTAGCCCTTTTATTTCTAGCGTGACCGCTGGGTGTGTTTTAGTGTTGATAGTCATTTTTAAAACCCTGATGTTCGCTTTAGGAAACTTTAAGGTAAGTTTACACAAGGAAACAAAAAGGTCAACAAAAAGTTTCTTAAAGTTGACTTTTATTTTTGCTGCATTTTAAAGTTGCAAGCTTCTTACTGGTTTTGATTTAATTGTCTACTTGATTTAGATAAATATTGATCTAACATAGTGGGGAGGGTTAATGGTGGCAGTTACCTGCCACCAATTAGGTCACAAGATAGCGTATATAACAATAAACCTTAATATAATTAAGATTATTGCTGCTACATCTATCTTCACCTTTACGATAACATTAACTTTCATAATAAATACCAAAGTAATGTCTCGCAGCGCTGCAAGACCAAAAAGTAAGGACGTGCTTTGGCAGGTACGGAGCACCTAAGAGTTAATTGCTTGTACAATTCACTGTAGGGTGTGCCTTTACTGCCTAACGGCGCGATAGCTGAGCGCGCCGGGGACGTGGCTGGGGTAAGTTTTGCTAATTTAATAGTTTGGCTTATGCCCAGCCTATCCCAATTTCTAATAGGCGATGTTTGTATCTGTTATTGTAAATGTTGATACTGTCGTTCCCTCGTAATCCTTTTCATTTAAAATAGCTTTTATAATCCCTATAGAGGGATGTATATATAAAGTAGCATCGAGAGTGTAGTCGCTATAATCATTTGAATTTGCAATTAACTTGTTATTTAATTTTACAGGATAAACTTCAAAAACCCCTAAATCAGTGGCAATGTTGACCTTGTTTTTCACTTCAACAGAGTAGCTTGCAGACCACTCTTTTGATTCATAGCTCGTTACCCCCCAATATGTTTGACCTATTGACTGGTAGCCTGAATAGCTGTCTTTGTAGCCTGCTGTTAAAGGGCTGGGAATTTCTATTCTTGAATAGCAAACAGATGCTTCATCAACAAGTGGACAGGTAAACGTATTCCCATTAGTTTCATTATGAACAAACAAAGTTGAACTATGATCAGGGTTGTTCTTGTCAAACTGGGCTACTTCTGATGTTCTAGTGAATGTTTGATTGTTAGATGTTATAGCGTCAATCATTTTAAATGATTCAGTAAAATCACCATTTTCAGAATTAAAGCTTATTGGTAGTGATGATAGCTCGAAAGAGCGTGTTAGTGTTGCATTGGTATTATCTACAGTTCCTTTGTATTTTATCCAGTATCCTGGTGCATAGTTTATTAGCTTGTTGTCATTAATCTTAAAGTCAGCAGATTGCGCATCTTCGCTAACACCTGCAACTGCTGACTCACTACCGCCACCGCAGCCAAAAAGCGATAGTGCACTGGCTAAAATAATTATTTCTTTTTTCATCATAACTCCATTTACTTTGTTATTAAAAATCTTGTATTACCTGCTTTACCACCCCAATAATAGTGCAGTTTCCGTTAATTGGCATAGTGGGGTAGCTGTTATTAAACGGTTTTAAGTACTTGGTTCCGCCATCTATAACAAGCTGCTTTAGCGTGGCTTCTTCACTGTCGTCTAACATGGCCACAACCACTTTACTGTGCTCGGCCTGCATATTTGGATCAACAATAATTACTGAACCTTCAGGGATTGACTTACCGCCCGTAAAGCTGGTCATGCTGTCGCCTTTTACACGCAGTGCAAATGCGTTCTCACTCACGTTAGCGGTATGTTGATAAAACGTAGTATCTGCTTGGTGCAAGCTTTCCATATCTATTTCTTTCCATTTACCTGCTTGCACCCATGAAATTAACGGCGCTTGACCTCTTAAGTCGGGGCCCAGCTCTAATTCTACATTTTTATTAGGTGATCCCTTGCCTTCCATTAGCCAAGACACGTTGCACCTTAATATTTTTGCTAATTTAACAGCGTTTTCACCGCCAGGCTTGCCTATTCCATTGACCCACTTACTCACCGTACTTTTAGTTATCCCTAGCTTGCGGTGAATTTCAGCAGCTTTTATTTCGCAGGCTTCCATTTGGGAGTTCAGTCGTTCTTCAAATGACATAACTTTTATTTCTAAGTTCACATAGGGAAACATAATAGTCCTTTTGGAGTTTCTTTTGGTTGACACTTGCGCCTTTTACAGCGTACACTTTTGGAAACTATTTCTTTAAAAGGTTCGCACAATGAAATTTTCTGACGCCATTAAGTATTTTGATGGAGATCGTGAGGCTCTTGGCGCCTCTTTTCTATTCCCTGTTAATAAATCGACCGTTAGTAAGTGGTTTAAAGCGGGGCGTCTTCCTTATGCTCGCGCGATAGAGCTTGAAAAAGAAACCAACGGCGCACTAAAAGTTGACCTTTCACTTTATGAAAGTGATCAACCCAAATCAGCAGCATAGGAGAACTATAGATGCTTTTATCACGAAAAAGTACGTTTGACGCCAAGCCTAGCGCACGTTGCCCTATGGCTGCGGCTGAAAGCTATAAAAATGATTTTAATATTGCTGACATAGCTAGAAAGATGGGGGTTAACCCAACTGTGTTGCGTAGCAAATTAGCTGAGGATTGTGATACGCATATTCTTGGTTTTCAGCAAGTGATTGCGATTGGTGATTTAACCGGTGACCACCGCGCTTTAGAAGCGTGGGCCTACAGCTTGGGTAAAACCGTGATTGATTTGCCGGAAGTTGGCTTGTCGGATGATGAAGTGGCCGACCAGCTTTTAACGCTACAAGAAACGATTGGTGATTTTGCTAAAACGTTTCGCCTGGCACGACAAAAAGGCGTGATCACGCAATCTGATTTTGATGCCATTCAAAAAAATACCCTTTCAATTATTTCTACAGCGCTACAGCTCAATGCGGAAATTGAGCAAATGATTAGGCCTGATCCTAATGAACCAGTTGCGGCTAAAGCTACATCGTTAAAGGTGGCGTGATGAGTGATAAAAAACCTTTAATGAGCTCTAAAGAGTACGAAGATTTGGTTAAGCAGCAAGCTAAAAAGTTAGACCTTGCATGCACCGAGAATGGTCTGCTTGGGACTTCAAGAGCGGCTTTTATTTTGGATGTATTAACAAGCCGAACTGTAATGAAAGACCACCAAATAAAGCAGTTGGCGGCCTTGTTAGGGTGTACTTCTAATGACTAGTTACAACCAGTCAGCAATAGAGCCTTCATTTGTTAGCTTTGCTTTTAGCTCTTTTTCAATGTCGACTCCAAATAGAAGAGCGCCTTTAGCTGTAAGCCAAAATATATCATTTGCACTATTTGCTCTTAAATACCCCTCGGCTATTAAAAACTTAGCGGTTGATATAAACGGCTCGCTTGATGACAGGCTTGCTGATACCTCAGTTGACTCAGGAAATGTTTCAGATGCGTCGGCCAGTAACTTTATAGCCACGCTGTTAAACCGTTCTGTTAGAGAATTATTTTTCATTTTTAGTCCTTTTGTTTGTTGGTTTAGTAATTCGCACTTGCATGCTAGCAGACAAAAGGGCGCTTTTTAATCAGTTTTAATTTTAGGTTTTATTTATGGATGCCGCAGATAACGCACAAATAGAAATAGACCGCGAGCAAGCGCGGCAAATTGCCAATTTAAAACAAGCTGAGGTTGTTGCAACTGATGAATGTATTGAATGCGGTAACGAAATACCAGAAGAACGTCGCAAGGCGGTGAATACCAATTTATGTATTGGTTGTGCAGAGATTCGCGAGTTACGCAGTAAGAACTACGCAACTCGCAGGTAAAACAAAACCCGCATCAGCTTAGGAGGCACGATAGCGGGTTTCAATTCAACGAGGCAATTATGACCAATTTAGCAGAAGTTTACAAGTTCCCTGATAACCGAGGGGACGATATTAATCAACATAGCGCAGGTGGTTATGTGAAAGCAGATATTGAGCAAGGCTACGACAGGCTCGCGCAAAAGCTAACCGATACACTTGCTAACCCGCCAGTAAAGCTAAGCGCACGCGAGTATCAAATTGTATTTGCTGTTATGAGTAAAACATACCGTTGGCACAAACGCACTGATTGGATAAACAACGTTCAGTTAAGTGAGCTAACCGGTATATCGCAATCTCATATTAGTGAAATTAAAAATACACTTGTAGAAAAAGGCGTTTTATTTTTTGAGGGGCGCAACATTGGGATAAACCCTGTTGTATCTGATTGGGGTAAAACTTACCCAAAAACGGGTAAAAAGAAAGTTACCCAAAAACGGGTAAAAACTTACCCAAAAACGGGTAACGACTTACCCGAAAATGGGGGAAAAGTTACCCAAAAACGGGTAACACAAAAGAAAGATACTATTACAAAAGAAAGAACTAAAAAAATAAACAAAAAAAGTTTACTAGACTCGCTCGATTTTTCTAAGTGGCCAGCACTGCCAAACACTCAAATTTTTGATGATTGGATAGCCATGCGTAAAACCAAAAAAGCGAGCGTTAGCCAAACTGTGATAAACGCATTTGGAACACAATTGCAAATTGCCTACGAGAACGGGGTTAGCGTTGATGATTGTTTGACTGAGTGCATAACGCGAAATTGGCAAGGCTTTAAATATTCTTGGCTGGTGAACGCAAACCAAGCTCAACATTCAAATTTCAACCAGCGCCCATCTAACAACGTGGGCGATCAGCTCGCTTACTTGCAGAACTCACTTGCGCACATTCCAACACCACATGATGACGAGGTGCTGTAATGAGCTCACAACTTGCACTAAGCCAAAGCGATAAGCCACAAGCGAATAGCGTACTTGTAAAAATTATTGGAGACGAAGTATTACCGTCGCTTAAGGCGTACTACCCAAACAGTGATTTTAATTGGCGTGGCAACCTGGCGTTATTTGCAAACGAATACGCGGGCCAGTTATACGGCATGGGCATTGTGGCTAAGCATGTTCGCATGGCGCTTGAAGCAGCACGCATACGATCAGCCACCGAACGACACGCACCAAACCCCATTGAGTTCAAAATTTTATGCCTGCAGGCACGCGGTATGCCAACGCTTGAACGCTGTATGCAAGAAATTAACGAGCAGCGCATAGTGAACTACGGCAAAGATAAAGAGTGGTCAGAGCCTTTAGTTTATTGGCTTAACCAGCAAATAGCCGCCGCACGCGCAACACTGGCGGATAACGCGTGGCAAAAGATGGCTAAGGACAGATACACGAAGCTTGCTGATAAGTACGGTAAGAACGAATTAAGTCCGATACCGCTCAAGCTTGAGCATAATGAGCCACCGGCCTACCTAAAGTATGTGGGGTGATCATGGCTAAATCATACGAGCAAGACCAAAAAGAGTTTATTCGTGCGCTTAAGCAGATTTTAGGTAGCGATTACCAAACGGCATTGGTTGACGCAAAAGCAGCTAAGGCGGCAGCACTTGAGGGGATAAGTAACCCAACACCAAAACAGATTGGCTTTGCTAAGGCAGAAGCTAACCGCGCTATGGCAAGGCACGCTAAAGCCCATGGTGTTGATAGTGTGCCGCAGTACATTAAGGACCAAAAAGAAGCGGCTAAGAACAGACACGCACAGCGCAATAATTCACATAGCCAAAACCGCCAAGCGGCTAACCGCATGCAAAACATTAAAGCGAACCCCGGTAACTTCACATCAAACAAGGTGCCAGCTAACCAAGGCTATTCGCTTAACGCTGAGCTTGAAAAAACATACAGGGCAAAGGTGGCGTCATGAAGCTAAGAGAACTTAAGCCAGGCACTGAGTTTATTCTAGTGAGAACAGGCCAGCGCTACAGAAAGAAGATAAACCAGAATGGCAATAAATTAGGCTTTATTGCTTGCTCAAGAGTGATAAGCACAAAGCAAAGCGCGCACATAGACATTAACGGCCAGTGTTTAGTTGAGATAGCGAGTAACGACGATGAGTAAGAAAGTAGTAACCACTACTAACGCCCAATACCTCATGCCGCAGATAGGCCAAGCAGTAAGAGACTTGTTACGCCAAGGCAAGGACGTGGTTATTGAGTTTAAAGAGCACAAAGCTGAGCGCTCTTTAGCTCAAAACAGATTGCTTTGGATGTGGAACCAAGAAATAGCCAATCATTTTCGTGATCACTTTGGTCAAGAAAACAGCTCGCAAGATGTGCACGAAGTATTTGTGCGTAAGAAATTCGGCGTAGACGTTATTCGAGTTGGTAGAGAGGAACCCATCATTGTTCGCAAGCGGACCCGCAAGCTAAACACAAAAGAGTTTTGCGAGTATCTAAATTGGTTAGAGCAATACTGCGCTGAATATTTAGAGCTCATGCTTCCGCAACCAGAGGACTTATATCACTTAGCTATTTACGGGGAGACAAATAATGCCAGTCATTAGTAAAAAAATACGTAACAGCGCTCGCGGTCAAAACTGCCAAGCGCGCATACCTGGTGTATGCAACCATAACCCTGAAACCGTAATACTTGCTCATGTTGGTAAAGGCGCTGGTATGGGCCAGAAGTGTGACGATATACATGCCACTTACGCATGCTCTGCTTGTCACGATGTAATTGATAGACGAGTACGCCAAGGAAGCGCAAACGAAGTGATGGTTTATGCCTATGAGGGCATGGTTAGAACTCAAAAGCTTTTGCTCGAGCAAGAACTAATACAGGTGGCTAAATGAAACTAACCATTGGTATTGATCCCGACTTTGTTAAAAGCGGCATAGCAGTTACCCAAAATGAAACGATTGTTCATTTAGAGTCATTGGGCTTTGTAGATTTGTTTGAGTACATAGCCGCCGCAGGTGATAAGCAAAGCATTTTAATTAAGCTTGAGAACCCAAGCGCTATAAAGCCGCTGTTTGGCGTAAAGGCTAAAAACAAACGCTCTATACGTGAAAAGATTTGTCAGGACGTAGGCAAATGCAAAGCAACCGGCTCACTCATTCAGCAAGTGCTAGAAAGCCAAGGTTATAAAGTAAAACTAGTTAAGCCACTTAAGGGCCCTGTTAAACGCCAAGCAAAGAATGACGCTGTTTACTTTAACAAGTTAACTGGCTGGAAAGGGCGAAGCAACGAAGATAAGCGCGATGCGGCATTGGTGGCGCTTTATGGGTAGCCACAGAGCCTCAATGACTTACTACCAGCATCGCTATGCAGTAATGCTAAAACACAGCAAGCTAGAAACATTTGATTTGTCGTGGCCGTGTTTAACAGCAACGCCCCCAGTTGCGACAGATGAAGAGCTAGCGGCACATAGAGAAGTGCTAGAGATATTTAAGAGTATGGGCGTTAATTAACAATAAAACATAAGTGAGAGATACATGAACACGATAACAGTAAACGGTAAAACAATTAAGCATTCAGGCCGTGGCAGTGTTTGCATAAGTAATGGGAAAGTAACTATTGGTGGTGTAGACGTTGAAGATTTAGACGCCATCGATGAAAAGGTTATCAATATTGTAGTTGAGGGGGATATAGAAAACCTTCACACCGATGATGCAGACGTAACGGTAAATGGAAGCGCTAATATGGTAAGCACAAAGAACGGAAACATAACATGTAATGACGTTGTAGGTGATGTTGAAACTAAGAATGGAAACGTCATGTGCGGCATTGTTGGCGGTGACGTTACAACAAAAAACGGCAACATAATGAAAGGGCGATAAATCATAGTTTAACACATTGATTTTAAATAGGTTTAAAACTAATTAGCGAAGTGAGCGGGAAAGTTATTACAATTGGAAATGTTAAAAATTGTGTACTTTACCCGTTTTGTAAACATTTTCTTACACATGGGGCGCATACCGATGATGTCAATACAATTGCTTTACAGCAGACAAGTGCCAAGAACAATAAATTGCGATCCTGCAATGCTTACGCGCAGCGCTAACGCAATAACCAAAGAAGAGATATTAGCCATACTAGGCCAAGTACAGCACAAGCACCCAATTGGTAACGCGGTACTTGATGCGCAGATAGCGATGGACGAATCAGCAAAGGCTTTATTGCAAGGCGCGTTAATGCGTTCGCTAATAAGTCAGGGCTATGATGAGTTTATATCTCAAGCGCTCGCTACAGTTGCCGTAATTGAGGTGTGCGACAGCCCTGCTTGTTCACGATGCAAAGGTACAGGTTTATTTATGAAAGCGGGGCAAGGCATGATTGAATGCTCTAAATGTCATGGTGTAGGTTCGTTTGTACCAAGCGGGCGCGAGTTGCACCGAATGGTGCTGCAGGCACTACCGTTGGGTAAAGGCTTTAGCAGAGACACATTTAAACGCAAGTGGTACGATATTTACATGGGCGCTGTTGATACGCTGCACACAGAAGCAGGCGACGCCGCTGCATATGCTAAAGACATATTACGCAAGATTGAAAGCGAAAACGAATACAGAGAGGTTGGTTAATGAAACTAAAACAACTAAGTAACCATTTTACCTTTTGGAATAAAGTATGGGCTACTCATTTAAGGGATGCTTATAGTGATCATCAAGTAAACGAGCAAGCGATTAATGAAATTATTTTGCGCAGAGGCAAGAGCTTTACTCAGAGGCTGGTTATTCCGCCTAGCTTAATGCGCGATATAAGCGAAAAGGAAAGGAAAGCTGTTATCTTGGATGAATTAAGCGTACACGAGCAAGTTGCTAGGCAGTTAGCAATGCAAATGACAGATGATGACTTTAAAGTTATGGGAGCAGGCAATGACTGATAAAACTAAAAAAGAGATTGAAGCAACCGAAGCAAAAGTAATGGCAATGCTTGAGCTAGGTGAATTAGATAGCGCAGTAGTTGATTATATTGAACTGCTACAAGAAACAATTACAACTTACCAAGGCGAGCTTTACGCTAAGAATAGTCAAATAAGCAGCCTTGAATATAAACTAGCCAATATAGATAAAGTTGAATCTTGACTTTCGACCACTTATTGCTACTATTTCACCAAGCTAGGTATTTTACGCCTAGTTAGAAAAGCCCGCTTAACTGCGGGCTTTTTCGTATGCGCACAAAAGTAAGGTTTTATTAGTCATTTTACTCCTTAGTAAGTCCAGCCTAACCCGCTGGGCTTTTTTATGCGCGAAACAAATTTACAGGTGGGTGTTATGACAAGCGATAAAGAAATGTGTAAAGACTTTGAAGATAGCGGTGCGGTGTTTCCAAAAGTAACGCCTGAACGTATTCAAGAGCTAATGAAGCAGGTTCGATACATTCCGTCATTAGTAGAGGGCACCACAACAACGCTTGTTGTTAGCGTCCTACCAATTGGCTTAACAGACTTTACTTTAGCCACTACTACAATGGCGTGCGTAGATAAGCGTAACTTTAATGCTGAACTTGGTGTTAAGTATTGCATTGAGAAATGCGAAAAAGAAACACGCAATAAGTTGTGGGAGCTTGAGGGTTACACCTTAGCGCAATTCATTCAAGCTGGTCATTACAAGAGTGACAATCAAAAAGACGATCAACTCATAAGCCTTAAAGACGGTTTGCTTATAGAGCTGAACGAATTGCAAGTTAAGGCAAAAGCACTTAGCAAGTTCATTCTTAGTAAGTTGTACGATAATTTGCCTGAGATTGAGCGCAAGGCATTAAAAGAGCAGCTAGCACACATGCAGTCTTATGAAGTTGTTTTGCGTGCTCGCGTATCAAGAATCTGTGCGTAAGGTTTTGAGCATGAAAGCTAAAAGTTTAATTGCTCTAGGCCTATCAGGTGTTCTTGCTGCAGTTGGTGTAACGGTTGCTAACTTTGAGGGTAAAGAGTTAACCGGTTATGTTGATCCCGTTGGTATTGAAACAACGTGCTACGGCCACACAAAAACAGCGCAAGCAGGTAAGCGCTACACAGAAGATGAATGCTTAAACCTATTAGCTCAAGACCTAGCAGAGCATAACAAGCAGCTAATGAGCGCGGTTAACGTTCCACTTTCTCAGGGTGAGCATATGGCTTACCTTTCTTTTATTTATAACGTGGGCGCGGGTAACTTTCGCCGCAGCTCATTACTACGTTATTTAAACGAAAATCAGCGCAATCGTGCTTGTGATGAATTATCACGCTGGGTTTATGCCAAAGGGCGCAAGCTTACGGGGCTTGTAAAACGCAGAGAGCAAGAGCGCCAAATGTGCTTACAGGGTGTTAGTAATGCTAAAGCTACTTGGTAGTGTTGAGCGACTGATTATAGTAGGGCTGTTAATTGCAATAGCGGCGCTCACTTATTCAGCAAGCAGCATTAAAGCTGAACTTAAAACAGCCAAGCAAACTATTGAGCAAAAGGATTTAGCAATAGAGAACGCCGCCATCCAAGCTGAATATCTAACACAAAGCGTTAAATTATCAGAGCAAACAAACGCCAGGCTAATGAAAGAGCGTGAATCACTTGCCAAAATTAACGCCCAGCACAGCGCTGAAATTGCCAAATTAAATAAACAGTTCCACTTCGCGCAAACTCAAATTGCAAAATTAAGGTCGTCAAATGATAAAGCCGTTAAAGATTGGGCTAATAGCGCTATCCCTTGCGATGCTATCAGCTTGCTCAAGTACGCCAGCAACAAAAGTTGTGACGAGAACAGTAGTGCAAACGCAGTACAAGTACGTGACACCGCCCTTACAAATAATCCAGCAGTGCGAAGTGGAATCAAATTTTAACATGACCGACTCGGCTAGCTTATTAAACTATGCCCGACAGTTAGAGCAAAACATAGATGAATGCAACAAAGGCATTGAACGCGTCAAAAAATGGGTTATTGACAATGGATAAAACAACACCAGCAAGCTATATCGCAAGTTTCATTACTGCGGTTGGCGGTTTAATATCTCTTAACGATATAGCTCTAATGCTGGGCATAATTTTTGCCGCTCTAACTTTTTGGATTAATAAAGAAAGCCAGAGAAAGCGCTTAGAACTTGATATGCAAAAGCGCCAAGAAGATGCTGAGTTTCATAAAGCAAGAATGGCCGAGCTGTTAAAACAAGATAGCTTAGAAATGATTGAGCAGCAGCCATCAGCTAACGACGATAAAGAAGTAAGCAACAATGCCTAAAATTGTATACGCACCAATATTAGAACAAGCTGGGTTTTTAAAGCGCAAAGCCGCTGATGTAGTAGAGCAATGGGTAGCGCAGTCAGATGGTGCTACTCAGTATTGGCAGTTGAGTGAGCCTATACCTTTATTATCAGGGTATAAAGTTAGGTATAAAATTAACGTTGCTGGGGGTAATAGTAATGTTGCTTACATACACGGAAACAGCAAGCAGTCAGGATCGTTGTACGTATACTTATCACCGATAAGTGGTCAGCTGTCCTTTCTTGGTTCTATAAATGAAAAGTTAGACGGAGTTCCATTCGTTAACAACTCAGAAGTACAGCTTGGAGTAGAGTACGAAGTTGAGTTTGAGGTTAGCTCTAATAAAGACATTGCAACACTGTTTAGGTTTCAAGATGTTGAAAAATATACAGCCGGTTACATATACGATTTAGAAGTCTTAAACGAGTTGGGAGTAGTGGTTAATAAAATCCCACTAACAAACAAAGCCCAAGGCGCTACACAGCTAGCTACAGTCGGTAGCATTAACGCCACTATGATTAACTACACTGGTGACGAGTGGGAGCAATTGCCATGAGTACATACGCAATAATCCCACAAGAGCAGTGGGTAGATGAATTAGTAGAGCGATTCCCGCATGCCCCACTTGTGCAAAATTGCAGAGTGCTGGTTTTTGCTGATGCCGAAACCGAGCAGTTAAAAGCTGATTATGCAGAGCGTGGAATAGTTGAGCTGTCATCATCTAGCGAAATTATTGAACACATGCAAAGCGGCTTAAATGAATGGGTTATATGTAAAGTAGAACCGCTACGCGAAGTAATGAACCATTTTGCACCACCCGACGAATTAACGCAGGATTAAACCATGTCTATAACCAGACCAGATATTATTGTAAAGCCAAATAAAGATAACGACTTGATAGCGCTATTGAACCAGCAAACAGGATTTGATGCGGTTGCCGTTGGTACTGTGTTGCGCATTCAAAACAAGAGCGATAACTATGTGTATGTTCAGCAATCAGACCAAGTAACCACTGAGTTTGATAGCGGTACAGAGTTAAAGCGCTCATGGGCTACAGAGACAGATGCAGCGGCATTAGGCGTTAGAGTTAGTTGCGGCGGTAAAGAAAGCACAATCAGCGTTGAGGTAGTGAATGCCTAAATTCAAAGAATACGATTGGTCAGGCTACACAACGCTTGAACGATTGTACTGCTATGAATTTATGGTTGATAGAAGTAAAGGCGAAGCGGCTATTCGTGCTGGCTATAAAAAGCAAGCGGCCAAGCAGCAAGCTACGCGTGTATATAAAAAATGTGAGTCACGCATTAACGAAATGCTTAACGACTTAACTGAGCCGCACAATGTAACCGTAGACCGCATTGTTCAGGAGCTTGCAAAAATAGGCTTTATGGACGCACGTCAGTTCTTTGATGCCAACGGCAACCCAATACCTATACAAAGTTTGAGCGATGATGCGGCTAGCGTTATTGCAGGCATGAAAGTGCGTAGTGAAAGCGATGGTGATGATGGCGAAGTAGCCACAATTACTGAATACAAGCTCAATGACAAGATTGATGCGCTGCGCCTGCTAGGCCAAAACCTACAAATGTTCACTAAGAAACTCGTTATTGACGATAAGCGCCCGCTTGTTGTTGTTAAAGATATGACGGGTCGCAAGAAGAAAGAGCAGTAAGCGCGTGTGTCTCAAACTACTTATGAATTTTTGTATGCGCCGCAAGGTGACGTACTCGATCAGTATTATGTTGGGCGTGACCGTGTAACGCTGATTATGGGCCCGCTTGGCTCAGGTAAAACAACCGTATCGTGCATGCGTGTGTTTGACCAAATATGCGAACAAGCGCCCGACGCACATGGCTCGCGTAAAAGCCGCTGGATAGCAGTTAGAAATACCTATCCTGATTTAACAGGCACAACAATAAAAGATTGGTCTGACTTGTATCACAATGAGCATACACAGCTAGGCAAGTTTAACAAGGACTTTCCACCTACCCACTATTTAGACTTTGATCTAGAAGATGGCACGCGAGTAATTGCAGAGGTGGTGTTTTTGGCATTGGATAGGCCGGACTCAGTTAGAAAACTGCGAGGACTACAGGCCACAGGGTTTTGGCTAAACGAGGTCAAGGAGCTAGACAAAGCCATAGTTGATATGTGTGACGGGCGACACGGACGTTACCCCAAGGACGTAGCGCCAAGCTGGCATGGAATTATAGGCGATACTAACGCGCCTGATACCGATCACTGGTATTACGAACTAGCAGAAAAAGAACACCCCAAAGGCTGGACATTCTTACGTCAGCCCGGTGGTGTTATTGGCACAGTAACGGGGCCACCTAACGCACGCGTTACTACATGGGAGCCAAATCCAAACGCCGAAAACATTAATAACTTGCCAGATGGTTACTACATTAACCAAGTGCAAGGTAAAAAGGACGATTGGATCAGGGTTAACCTAGCCAACGAATACGGCAGCGTATCAACCGGCAAGCCAATTTATCAAGGCGTGTGGAATGATGCAGTGCATGTGTCAGAGCATAAGCTATTACCTATCCCATCGGTTAATAAGCTTTTACTTGGCTTTGACTTTGGTAGAACGCCAGCCTGCACTATCGGGCAGTTAATGCCAAACGGTAAGTTGCGAGTGCTGCGCGAGCTAATAGCAACTAGCATGGGTATTCGGTCATTCATGGACCAATTAGTAATACCCTGCTTAAAGAAAGATTTCCCAACGTTTGATATTAAAGATATGGAAGCCTACGGCGATCCAAGTGGTGTTGCTAAGTCAGGAAACGACGAGAACAGCCCAATCGGCATATTAAACGATGAATACAAGCTAACTACTTACCCAACGGCCACAAACATTCCTTTGCGACGCTGGGAGTCTGTAAACGAATTTTTAATGAACACCATTGACGGCGTGCAAGCATTTGAGCTTAGCAGGTGCTGTGAGGTGATCCGCAAAGGTTTTAACGGCGGGTATCAGTTTAGACGTTTAAATGTAAGTGGCGAGAAGTACGCAGAAGCCGCAGACAAGAACAAGTTTTCGCATCCACACGATGCGCTGCAATACCTTGCCCAAGGCGCGCAGGGTGAAATTAATTACGCATGGTTAGATCAACACTTAGCCAATAGCGAAAGCAACCAATCAATTATAGCTGATTCAGTTAGCGGGTATTAAATGAAACAAGAACCGAAAGACTACGAGCACGATTACGATAAAGACAATAAAATCGATATGCTTGCTATGGAGCTTGAGCGCCAGTTAACGCAGGTTATTAACGATCGTACTGTGATTGATAGCCGCATGGTAGAAGATTTAAAAAATTACCATGGCAAATTAGACGACGAAACAATCGACGCGCTTAAAAAAGCAAAGCGCTCGCACCCGTTTATAAAGCTTACCCGCGCTAAAACAAATGCAGGCGAGTCGCAGTTAGTTGATTTGCTATTCCCTAATGACGATAAAAACTACGGCATTAAACCAACACCAAGGCCAGAACTAGCCGCAAAGCTTGATAATGAAACCCCTGTAGAAATTGACGGCGAGCAGTACCAAGACGAAGAGGGCAACCCAATCACGCAAGGTGACTTAGCTGAACGTGAAGTAGAGATAGCCAAAGAGCGCTGCGAAAACATGGAGCTGACTATTGATGATCAGCTAGTTGAAACCAAATACAACAGCCGATCACGTAAGGCAATACATGATGCGTGTGTAGTTGGCACCGGTATATTAAAAGGCCCCGTTGTAATGGGTAAGCTAAACAAAGCTTACACAGAGCAAAATGGTGAATTTGTACTTGAGCTAAAAGAGTCCTTTACGCCAGGCGTTGAAGTTGTGCGCCCTTGGGACTTTTTTCCTGACTTATCAGCCAGTGAAATAAGCGAAGCTGAGTTCGTGTTCGAGCGCCGCTACATGAGTAAGCAGCAAATAGCAGAACTACCACAGCGTAAAGGCTTTAAAGCAGATCAGGTTAAGCGCGTGCTTAAAATGACCTCACAGCAAACGCAGCATACAACCAGTTACCAAGATGATGTTCGCAAGCTTGCAGGGCTAAGCGACACCATTAACGATAGTCGCTATGAAACATGGGAATACCACGGCCCTATAGATAACGATGTGTTAATTGATGTGGGCGCAATTGACTTGCCCGAAGATGAAGAGCAAGCGCTTGCGTTTATTGATGAAATGAGCGGCGAAGAAACCATGGCTACCGTGTTTTATTGCGGCGGTATTGTTATGGGCGCACGCGTTCACCTAATGAGCTACGAGGGCTACATGCCATATCGTGTGTTTAATTGGGAGCCTGACGACTCAAGCATTTTTGGTTACGGCATACCGCGTATGGTGCGAGACGAGCAAGGCATTTTAAATACTACATGGCGCATGATGCTCGATAACGGCGGTATTACCGCAGGTCCACAAATCGGCGTGAACAAAAAACACATACAACCTGCCGATGGCAATTGGAACATAACCCCATTCAAGCAATGGAACATGACAGGCGGTACAGACGATATACGCAAAGTATTTACTACCGTTGAGTTTAACAGCCACCTAAATGAACTACAGGGCGTTTACCAAGTTGCTCGCGTGTTGTTTGATGAAGTCTCAGGCGTGCCAATGCTACAGCAAGGCGAGCAAGGCCAATCAACTCAAACACTAGGCGGCATGAGTATGCTAATGAACGCAGCTAACACAGTGCGCAGGCGCCAAGTAAAAGATTGGGACGATAATATTACCGAGCCGATGATCAGTGACTTCTATCACTGGAACATGAGCTATAACGAAGATAGCAGCATTAAAGGCGATTACCAGGTTGATGCTCGCGGTACTAGCGCGTTACTCGTTAAAGAAACACAAGCGCAGTCGCTCACTAACTTTATGAGTGTGGCAGGGAGTAACCCTGTATTTGCACCGGTACTACAACTAAAAGCGGTTGATATATTGCGCGAGTGGGTTAAAACGCAAGGCTTACCGAGCTCTATTATTCCAACTGATAAAGAGCTTGAGCAATACCAAAAACAACAAGCAGAACAAAATGAGGGTCAACCACAAGATCCCGCCATGATGGTTGAGCAGCTACGCATGCAGCAGCTACAAGCTAAGCAAGAATTTGACGCGCAAATGTTTGATAAAAAAGCCCAGCTAGATAGCCAAGAGCAACAAGCAAACATACAGATTAAATACCAGCAACTAGCCGCTGAAATGCAAGCACAGCAAAGCAAAGAGCGTGTTGAGCTAATGAAGCTCACGCAAAATGAAAAGCTAAGCAGTGAAAAGTTAATTGTTGAGCTGAAAAAAGTACAAGCTAAAAACGAGCAAGATTGGGCCAAGTTTAGCGCTGAGCTAAAAATAAAACAGCAAGCAGGCCAAACGGCTAACTACGGACTTGATTAATTATGAGCTTTGTAACAACCAGTACATGGGTAAAAATTAAAAAGCAGCTAAACGAAGATAGGCACGACTTAGTTGAACAGTTAATACAATCAAACACAGAAAAACAATCCGACCAACTGCGCGGTAAAATACAGCAGATTGACGACATACTAGACGGTTACCCAGCCCGTTTAACGCAAACAGAATCAGACACGTAGCATTTAGCTATCTGTCAAACAGAACCCACGCATTGCCGTGGGTTTTTTTATGACTGCAAGAAAGCACTCACAGGAAAAAACCATGAGCAATCAAAATGAAAACCCGAATCCTGAGCAAGAAAACGAACAGGATGCGGCAGCGTTATTTACAGCACTAGCAAGCCAAGACTCTAACGACTCTAAGCAAGCAAGTGATGATGATGCGCTGGACAACAGCGAAGAAAGCTACGGCGATACTGATGCAGAAGAAAACGACCAAGGCGACACCGAGCAAGGCCAAGCCGATGACGATCCATGGTCGCAAGTAGATGAATCACTACGCAATGAGTTTTTAACGCTACAGGCTAACCACAGCAAGTTGCAAAACGACCACAAGGCTAACGCTGGCCGTGTTCAGGCGCTTAATAACAAAGTGGCTGAGTACCAAAAGCTAGTTGAGGGTGCAGAGCAACAAGGTAAGCCAACCGGTGACGGTCCTACTGCCGACGACCTTGAGGGTATGAGCTTTGAGGAAGTTGAACAAGAGTGGCCCGAAGTAGCCGGCTATTTAAAGAAACAACTAGAACGCACGCAGCAGCAGCTAACGCAGCAATTTGAAGAGCGACTAAACCCGCTTAACGAAATGCACACGCAACAGCAGCAAGCACAGCAGCAACAGTATGTTCAATCTGAATTGCAACGACTCCAGCAAGTACACCCTGATTTTCAGAGTATTGCTAGCGACTCGAAGTTTCACGATTGGGTAAACACTCAGCCCGACTCTGTTAAAGCCATGGCTGGCAGCTTACACGCCGCTGACAACATTGCGTTGTTGAATCTTTACAAAGGCAGTAACGGCAAAGGCCGCACTGCAAAACCGTCGTTATCCGATCACGCAACCATACCCAAAAAGGGCAGTGGGCGCCAAATACAAACCGATCCGAATAACCTCGATCCCGTCCAGTTATTTACACATCTTGCATCCAAGAAAAAATAGGAGCTTAAACCATGAGCAATAATTATGGTGATTTAGGAGTTGAAGCAGGCGTTTACGCAGAAATGAAAATGCTAGAGCACGCTGAGCCAATTCTTGTACTAAACAAAATGGGCGATCACAAGCCGATGCCTAAAAACGCATCGAAAGTGATCAAATTCCGCCGCCCTGTACCGTTACCGTTAGCGACTACACCGCTAGCAGAGGGCGTTCGCCCTGCGGGTTCTAACTTTCGCTATGAGCGCGTGCAAGCCACGTTGCAACAATACGGTGATTGGATGGAGTTAACCGACGTTGTGCATGATTTGCACGAAGATCCGGTAGGCTCTGATATGGCAATGATGGCTGGCGAGCAAGCAGCCGAAACCATTGAAACCGTGTGTTTTGGTGAGCTAATTGGTGGCACTAACGTTATTTACGCTAACGGTTCAGCACGTAACGAAGTAACTGCAACGATTGGCCTTGGCTCTATTCGTAAAGCGGTTCGCTCGCTTATGTCTAACAAAGCTAAGCGCTTAACTAGCATCCTGTCTGGTTCGCCAATGATTGGCACCACGCCGATTGAAGCGGCGTTCGTGGGCATCTGTCACACGGATATTGTAGCAAGCTTACGTTCAGTGAAAGGCTTTGTGCCAGTGGCTGAATACGGCTCACGTAAACCAATTTGCGCAGAAGAAGTGGGCAGCATTGAGGATGTACGTTTTGTTGCATCGCCACTGTTTAACTCATGGGCAGACGCAGGCGGTGCTAAAGGAACAGGCGCTACCGAAGCGGTATCAACCACGGGCACAAGTGCCGACGTTTACCCTGTGCTTATTATGGGTCAGCACGCGTTTGGTCACATTGCACTAAAAGGCAATAAAGACGCAGGCGGCGCAATTAAGCCAATGGTACGTAACCCAGGCAAGCCAGAACATGGTAATGAGCTAGGCCAAACTGGTTCAGTGTCTTGGAAAACGTTCTATGTGGCTAAAATTCTAAACGACTTATGGATGGTGCGTTTAGAATGTACGGCGCTTGAGAATCCTCAAGACTAATTAACAACACCCAACCAAAGCCCAGCCTAACCCGCTGGGCTTTTTTATTATGCCATTGGAGCAAATAATGAAAATTACTTCTAAAACAAATAAAGCTGAATTAGTTGCATACGCAGCACAAGCATTGGGCGCACAGTTAGACGAATCAAAATTTAGCCGTGATGAGTTAATTGCCGAAGTTCGTAAGCTTGAAAAGTCACTAGGCATTGCAAGTGATGATGCAGGCGATGACGATGCTGGTAACGAGGGCGATACTGGTAATGGCAACAACGCTCAAAATAATGACGATGCAGACAAAGAACAGGCGCCAAAGAAAAACCCACGCTTTGTATACCTGCGCATTCATACACCGCCATCAATTAACACTGATGAAGATGCCGAAGAAGAAACACACTGTATTGTGGGCTTTAACGGTAAAAACTACCAAATTCAATACGACGTAGAAGAGGGCGTAAAAGTCCCATACGGCGTATACGACGTGCTTAAAAACGCAGTGCAAACCAAGTACCGCCGTGTTAAAGGTAAGCGCGAAATGGAAGAGCGCAAAGAACAGCGTTACAAATTTAACGTTGTTAAGACTGTAGACTAAAAACATGACGTTTTTACAGCTATGCCAGCGGGTTAGGCAAGAGTCGGGAATATCCGGCTCGGGCCCTGAATCTGTGCTTAATCAAAAGGCGATATTACAAAAGGTGGTTGAATGGGTACGTCAAGCCGATCTTGATATTCAACGCCTGCATGGTGATTGGTTTTTCTTATGGAGAATGGGCAACGCAAATTTAACTACTGGCATAACTGAGTACACAGGCGCGAGTTTAAACTTAACGGGCACATTACAAGACCTGTTAATGCTCGATATTAACGGCTATCCGTTACGCAACTATTCATGGAAAGAGTTTAAAGCAGCAAGGCGACAGCTAAACGAACAGCAAGGTTTACCCACCGAATACACGGTAAGGCCTGATAACGTGATTGTTATTAATCCTGCGCCAAGTAGCGATATTGTAGCAACCGCTGAATACTCTATTGCCGTTGAGCCACTGACCAACGACAGTGACGAGTCAGTTATACCAGAGCGCTTTCACGATATTATTGTGCACAAGGCGCTTATGTATTACGCAAGTCACGAAGAAGATGCCAGCTTGTATCAAGTGAGCGAGTCACGTTATGAGCAAGCGCTAAGTGAGTTAGTGGCCGATCAGCTACCGCAAATTAGCATAAGCGGGAGATTGTACTAATGGCAAGCAACACCAATGTATCAACCGTTGCGCTTGCTGGCGGGCTTAATGTAACCGCGTCAGATCAAATGCTTGCGCCAGGTGAATGTGTAGAGCTTATAAATTATGAAATAACAACAACAGGGCGCTATAAGCGCATGCAGGGGTACGAGCGTTTTGACGGACAACCAGCGCCAAGCCAAGTAGTAGCAGCTAATTTACCGGGCTTTCCTTTTCCTAGTGTTGAACAAGCCATAGCAGCTATAAAGGCAGAGCAGCAACAGCGCCGAAACTTAATCAACAAAGTGCCAGGGGCGGGTCCCGTATTAGGGGTGTTTGGTTTTGAGGGTGATTTATTTGCCTTTAGAAACACAGCCGACAACAGCGCCGCTAAATTACACAAAGCAACCGCTACCGGCTGGCAAGAAATAACAACGCCTGCGCTATTACCCAATGGCTACTATGAAGTGCGCGAGGGTAATTTCACCGGTTCAGCAGGTACTATGGCTATTTATGGGGTTGATGGGAAGAACCCTGCATTTACCTTTGACGGCACAACGTTTACACAAATACCCAGCATTATTACGCCAGACGCACCAACGCATTTAGATATACTCCCAAGCCAAATTTTACTGCTTTCATTTAGAGGGGGCAGTTTTTTATATTCAGCAGTTGGCGATCCTTTTAAGTTTAGCTCTACTGATGGCGGCGGGGAAATAGCCGTAGGCCAAGAAATTACCGGCATTGAAGTGCAAGCTGATGCCACAACCGCTATTTTTACCCGCAATAAAAGCTACGTGCTTTATGGCTCAAGCTCAGCAGATTTTCAGCTTAAGTCTTTAGCGCTGCGCTCAGGTGCGCTTGAAAAAACCATTCAATCAATGGGTAGCTCAATCTATTTAGATGATAGAGGGCTAACACGCCTAGAGCGTGTGCAACAGTTTGGTGACTTTGAGGGCGCAACAATAAGCCAAAAAGTACAAACCTTACTTACCCAGCGTTTGCAAAATGTAAAAGCAAGCATGATCAAACGCGAAAAAAACCAGTACCACCTTTATTTTAGTGACCAAACCGCGCTTACACTTACCTTGTACGGTAGCGAGGTGATGGGGTATACGCAATTACGCTTAGGGTTTACACCACACTGCACATGGTCAGGCGAAAACGCGCAAGGTAAAGAGTCGTGCTACATAGGTGGCGAAGATGGCTACGTATACCAAATGGATAGCGGCAACAGCTTTGATGGTGCTGTGTATGCCAGTTCATTCCAAACAGGGTTTATGAGTGGTGGTAAGCCTGAATATAAAAAGCGCTGGCGTAAACTGGTTATAGAAATGCAAAGCGTAACGCAGGTAGATGCGCAATATAAATGCTATTACGACTATGCAGATCCTAACATACCGCTTAGCGATACATTGCTTGGTAGTGGTGCAAAGTGGGATTTAAACGAATGGAACAACGCACTTTGGGGCGGGGCGAGTACATCATGGAGCGATTTATATATTGATGGTGTAAGCCGTAATATGGCCGTTTACATGCGCTCAGAGTCAGACTATTACCCACCTTACGAAATGAGCCTTTTATTTATTCACGCAAGCCCACGCGGGCGCAGGAGATAATATGAGCTGGCAACCATGGACGTTTACCGATCCGTTTATAGCATACACACCCATACGTGCCGAAGAAATGAACCCGAACTTAAACGGGATCAGCGCAAGCTTTAATTATGTAGCTAACGAGCTTGATAAGTTTAGGCCGCGCATGCCAAGTAACTTTAACGGCAACATAGAAATACAAGACTCAACGTATATAAGCACGCTGCTTGGCGTAGATGAAAACGGCAATATGTCACTGATTGATCAGTCAGCATTTAAAGCGGCAAGTGATAAAGATTTCACCATTAAAAAAAGCAGTGATCAGCAGTTTACTATAAGCGGTGATAATCATGCCGATTGGTTCATGCTTAATTACGAAGCGGTTAACGATGAAAATATTGTTGTTGTAGTTGGTCCCGCTATTACCAACGTTGACGGCGTAGACGCAGCCGCACCAGCAACAACTATTATTTTCACCCAAGACAGCGCAACCCCGCTTATTTTTGCGCCCGTTGATGGGGTAACCATTAAATCACCTGGCTTGCTAAAAGCCTACGGGCAAAATAGCACAGTAACTCTAATAGCGGTTGATCAGTATACGTGGGTCCTTGGTGGTGATGTACTCCCAGCTGAGGCTATTGTTTAATGCAAAAAGTCAGCAGAACCATGCTGGCAGTGGTGGCCGCTATTCAAAGTGGTGCACACACAAGGCGCAAACCTAAGTATATAAAAGAGCAGGCGCTAGTGAGTGGCTTGTATCCGTATTTTTACGAAGAAAGCATAAGCGGAGCGGTCGCGTTTGCGGGTGGCAAGCTATTTGATGTGCCAATTATAACCGACACTATCAATGGCAGTGTAGCTTTTGCAGGTGGCGAACTAATACAGATTGGCCCAATTGAGTACACCATACAGCCAGAACAAATAACAGGCAGCGCGGTCTTTGCAGGTGGCGAATTAAAAGCCGTGGTAATTAACCATGCACAACCAGCAGAAACAATAGCAGGCAGTGCCACCTTTGCAGGTGGCGAATTAAAAGTAGTGGTTGTTAATTACGACAACTACGCACCCGAAACAGTAACAGGAAGCGTCACATTTGCGGGCGGTTCGTTGGAGACAGTATGAACATTCAAACCGGCGGTAAAGTAAGCGGCGTTTACGGCATTAAAGTATTGCGTAATGCAGGCACTGATAAAGAGCACTTAGAAGATTTTGGCGAATCACCTAACATGTTGCTCGATGGTTTTTTTGAACGATTTGCGAGTGGGGGGTTAATGCCTACCAACTGGTACATGTTTGTAGGTTCAGGAGCTACACCAGTAGACTCCACGCAAACACAGCTAGCCTCACAGGTTGGAAGTTACGTTCAAATGTCTGTAACTTCAAATAACAATGTAAAAGTGGGTGAAGATTATATAGCATCATCAACAGGCTTAGCTGAGTGGGCGATGGGCGATATTGTAGGCAATATCTCAGAAGTTGGGGTGAGGATTGGGTCGATAATTGGCTCAACCGTGGATAGTCGAGCATTAATTGTTGACACTCAAGGAGCTCCGACAGCCATCACAGTGACCGCAGAAGATAAGTTATTAATTAGCTACACGTTAAAATACATTATTCCTACACAGCAGCATGTTTCTGTAGTTGATTTTTTGGGAGTGCCTACAACCTGCACGCTGGAAACCCTAAACGCGCTGAACAACTTGTTTTGGAACATGGAAATAGCCTTTGCTAATTTTAGGGCATACTTAACCCATTCAAAAACACAAGAGCTTGTAAATAACCCCGAACTCAATAGGACATCTTCATTCTCTGGATCAACAGTTACTAGATATTACTCATCACCACAAAACGGCGTTAGGCGGGTGTCTTTTTTTGCCAATACCGATGATGTCAACCAATCGACGGGATTAAAATATGTAATGACAACAGGCAATAGTTCCACTTCCGAAGTACTGCTAGGATTGCACTTCGACCCGCCAATACCAAAAGATAACACCAAAACCCTAACCTTAAACTTTGACTTTACCCTAACTAGAGCCTAGCCCATGGCAATCCCTAACAGACCAAATTGGTCTAGCCTTGTTGATATACTTAAATATCAACCGTCAGGACTTACTAAGCCAGACGATCTAGACTTTGATATAGTGCAAGCTATATCACTAGGGCCTATGGAGTTAAATAATTCAGGCGGCCAGATAAACGAACGCTACTGGATTACTTACGTTGATAATGGCGCTGTGTATATTAAAGGCTCGCAAGGTGAACAATGGGTCACTGAAACGCTGTTATTTAATGAGCCTGAGCCAATAAAGCAAATAACACTCACGTTTGACCAGCTAGGTAGGCCGCTCGTGTTTTATCGCGTTGGCGCCGATACATTAAAGCTTTACTGGTATAACCCTGTACTTGAGCAAACAGAACTTAAAATATTGGCACAAGGTATTGACCCAAACGCAGGATTTGACTCCCCGCAAGATACAGGGCAAAGCTACTCAGACGCTATGTTGTTTTATGTGCGTGATGATGCTATTTACATGCGTATTCAACGCGACCGCTTTGAAACAGAATACGTAACCCCATCAATAGGCAACAACGTAGAACTACGCAGCAGCGGCATGCGGGTAGATAATCGCTACCAAGTAGTTTACCGCCATGAGCTAACTGATTACGTGCCAGAGCCACCCGTACCGCCAACACCACCGGTTATAAATGGTCGGTATTATTATGTGATGAATTACCCAACGCAGTTAAAAATAAACAATACACTCATAGACAGCCCTGCAAGTAGCGAAATTAAGGTGGAGTTCAACCTGTATGGCGCTACGGGCTCTAAAGAAAAAAGCGGGAACCAATTAGGCGCTTTTGGCTTTCCTATATATTGCGAAGGTGCCGCGTCAATAATCCATCCAGCCAATAGAACATACAACCGCAGCGTGTTTACTAATAATGGTGTTGCTTTACGTTGGGAAAAACTAAAGGCGGCGCGTAATTTTTCCCTGTCATTTATGTATGGTGATAGTCAGCAGTTAAACCTTTATTTGGTTATTAACGGAAAGACCAATACTTTTACTATGCCTTTTGAGTTGGACGATGGATATTGGAGCGTAGAAATAATTGGCAGTAGCGTTATTGTTAGTAACGATACAGGTGTTTTATTTACGGGTGATATACAGCGCGGAGAGGATCAGACTAGCTCTACACCTGGCGGGTTCTTTGCTTCTTACAATATGCAACCGGACGGATTCAACTGGCGAGCTAATTTTACCGGTGCTTACTATGACATAGCCATTACAGTTGATAGTGAGAAAACGAGTTATGCGCTAGCAGATCAAACAACTGACACACAGCCATCTAACCCGACAGGAAATAATTTAACTATCAGCAACCACAGGGCAGCAAATTGGAAATACATTATCTATTAACGCTTGGAATCCCGACCACTTTAGCCTATTATTTACCCATACTGCCTATATTACGTATCCCCTTTCCCTTTTAAGGTAACACCCCATGCAACAACAAATTAAACCAACTGCTAACCAGCAGATGGTGCAACCGCTTGCGCCTAAAAAAAAGGCGATAAATAAAACCGTAACCCCTATAAACAGAAATGACAAACCCGATGATCAAGTGGGTTTTGGTATGCCTGTTAATGGCAATGGCATGGCAACCGATGCGCAGCCAAGCTATCAAGGCGGCGTAAAAACGCCTAGCTACTTAAAGCCTAGCAATGGCAAACCTGCGGATAAGCCCGGCTTTGGCATGCCGACAACACCAGGCAATGGTAATGCTTCAGATGCACCAAGCAAACCAGCGCCACCACAAACAGGTGGTGACATTCCTTGGCAAAATGGTGGCAGTAATGGGCAGGCACCAGGCGCAGGGCAAGGATTAATGTGGCAGTCATCACAATACAATCCTGTAGGTGGCAGCGCAGCAAGGCCGGAATATAACGCGCCACAAGGGAACTACAAGCCAACAGAATACCAGTCGGTAACAGGCAATGCACCGCAGTTTGAATCAAATACACCGCAAACCGAGTTTACCGGCCGAGATTACCAAAGTAACGGCTATACCGGCGCGCAAGGTAAAACTGATTACCAGTACGACCCGCGCAGTGAGGCATTGGTGCAAAACCAAATTACCGGATTACTAGATCCAAATAGCGCGCTAATGCGAAAAGCCATAGCTCAAGCGCAAAACTACAGTGCATCAAGAGGGTTACAGTCTAGCTCTATTGGCAGTGAAACAGCACTATCATCAATGATAGATAAAGCACTCCCTATTGCGCAGCAAGACGCAGGCGTGTACGCCAATGCAGATCAGGCGGGCTGGCAAAATTCATTTAACGCAGAGCAAAATAACTTAAGTCGTGAACACGACGCATCCATGTTCGACAAGCAAGGCGAGTTAAACACCAATCTGCAAAACGATCAGCTTAACTTTCAAAATGCGCAAAATAACGCTAACCGCGAGCAGCAAACAGAGCTACAACAGCTACAGTACAAGCAAAGCCTTGGGATGCTTGATGCGCAGGGCGAGCAGCGCATGCAGGAGCTTAATGCGCAGCAAGGCTTCCAAGCCAGTGAAAGTAAGCTTAGTCGCGATCAGCAAGCTGAGCTTCAAGATTTACAATACAAGCAAAGCCTTGGTATGTTGGACGCTCAAGGTGAGCAGCGTATGCAAGAGCTTAATGCGCAGCAGTCATTCAACTTAAGCACACTAGATAGGCAGGCGGAAATACAGCAAAAACGCGATGAGCTAATGAATCAGTTTGACTCTATGAAAATGGATAAAGCGTATCTGCAAGACTTAGAAAAAACTAAGCTCACATGGGAAAAAGCAGACGCCGACTTTGAGAAAAACTTAAATGCCAACACTAAGCTACAATACCAAAACGCCACGGCTGATGCGTACAACCGTTACTTAGAACAGGTAGCGTTGGTATTTAGTAACCCTAACATGACACCAACACAACAAAATGCGGGCGTTAATTATTTAAAAAATATGTTCGAGTCACAACGCCAACAGATGCAGGTTATCTACGGTGTTTCAGGCGGGGGCAACGGTTCAGGCCAGCAGACAGGCATTAACAACCCAAATCAACAACTTGAAAATCCATCGCCAGGCACAGGACCGCAACTGCCTATTATACCTGGCGGCGGCGGTGGCGGCGGTGGCGGCGGTGGCAGACCTGGCGGCGGTGGCAGACCTGGCGGCAATGTCCGTCCTAACTTGAAAGAGAGATAGTATGATCCGCCTAGCAACGTATGCAGATATACCAACCATTATCGAAATAGGCCAAAATGTTATTGACCGCTCTAAAACCTACAACGTACAGGTTGACCCTAAACAAACCGCGTACATGATACGCCGAGCCATTAACGATAAAAAGATGGATGTATTCATTGCCCAAAAAGCCGACCAAGTAGTCGGCTTTTTAATAGCCTTAAAAGATGAATACTGGTTTGCAAAAAAATACTACGCCACCGATTTAGCTTTTTGTGTATTGCCAGAGCATGCAGATCAGGGTGTATGGCTATTGCGTCGCTTTATTCGGTGGTGCAAACAAAACAGCATTGAAAACATTCAGCTTGGTTTAAGTACAGGCTTAGACCCACAAGGAAGAACAGGCAAGCTTTATGAGTCACACGGATTAACGTTGGTAGGTGGTATATACGCCACAATTAAAGAGGTTATGCAGCCATGAGCTTTATAAAAAAAGCAGTCAAAAAGGTATTTAAAACGGTTAAACGCCACGTTAGCAAGGTGGTTAAAGTCGTTAAAAAAGTAGCAAAGTCAAAAGTTTTTAAAGTCGTAGCCGGTGCTGCGTTAATTTACTTTGGTGGCGCAGCGCTTATGTCGCTGGCAGGAGGTGGAACCGCGTCTGCGGGCATCGGCTCCGCATGGGCTGGCGCGCAAAGTGCGGGATCTGCGGTTATGGCTGGTAATTTTAGCGGTGCCGCATCAGCGCTGGGTAGTGGTTTTACAGGTGGCGCAGCAGCAGGCGCAGGCGCAACCTTTAGCGCAGGGCAGGCAGCAACAGCAGCGGCTATAAATGGCGGAGCGACAGCAGCGGCCGCCGGAGCAGCGGCCACCGGAGCAGCGGTACCAAGTGTAGCGTCTGCAGGTGAGCTTGCAGCGCAAGGCGCGTCGCAATTTGGCACTGCAGCAAGTGTAGCGCCAAGCACGCAAGCGCTCACTGGTTTACAAACAGGCATAAATGCGACCAACGCAGCCGCTAATAGCGCTTTAGCCAGTGGCGCAACAAATGCAGGGGCAAGCGCCGCAAGTAAAGGCTTAATGTCTAGCATGTGGAACGGGCTAGGTGAAGCAGGTAAGGCCGCTGCGATAACCAGTGGCGTACAAATGGCAGGCTCTATGCTACAAGGAAAAGCGCAACAAGAGGCATCAGAAGAAGAGCGCAAACGCCGCAGCTATTGGGGTGTAGATGGCGAGGGCAACACAGCAGCTACCGCTGGCGAAATAAACTTTGGACTAATGGACCCTGTAAACTTTAACGGTGCGCAAACTCAAGCGCCGCCTACGTGGCAAACATCAATAGACGACTTAATAAATCGTCAAAAAAATGTAGTGTGGAGTAACGGCTAATGATCAATCAAAACCAAATGCAGGGTAATGAGCAAACCATTGATCCCGAACAAGAGCCGTTACAACAAGGCGAAGAACTAGCAACACCAGAAGAGCAGCAACAACTTGAAGCGCTTTACGATATGGGTATAGATATTATTCATAGTGAGGGGCAAGTAGGCGACCAAATAGCAAACATGGTACTGCAAGCGCAGGATGTATCTATGGGGATTGGTAGTGCAGCATCAGCACTGCTTATTGCTATTGAGAAAAAAGCAGGCATGGTTCCCGATGAAATAAAGCTACAGTTAGCACAAGAGCTTATTGCAGAACTAACCGGCTTAGCCGTTGAAGCAGGCGCACTGGCAGAAGATGAAGTAAACGACGGCTTTATCGATGCAGTAGCAAGCCACGCTTACAGCTCGTACATTACCACAAAAGAGTCAATGGGCGAGCTTAACCCGCAAGAGCTTGAAGCCAGCGTAAAAGAAGCTGAGGAACTAATGGGCACAAGCGCCAGAGGTGGCCAGCCACAGCAGCCACAACAACCAGCAAGCCCTGCAAGCGGTGGCTTAATGTCAATGGCAGGAGGTTAGTATGGAATGGGGATTACTTGGGGGCCTTGGGCAAGGCTTAAGCCAAGCCGCAGGCACCATTAACCGTGGCATGGCAGAAGATAGAGCCGCAGAGCGCGCACGAGAGCTTGAGCAAAAACGAGCCGCCAGCGTAGAGCGACGTTGGCAAGCCAGCGAAGCACGTGCTAATCGTCAAGAACAGGCACAAGCTACGCGTTGGGCTAAGCAAGACGAACGTCAAGCAAGCCAAGATGCACGCCAACGTGAGCGCGATGCAGTAAGCGACAGCCAGTTTGATCGTCGTATGAGTGCACAGGAAGCGCAAGCAATAGAGCGTAACTTGTCGGGCATTATTAGCGAAAAGCAAAAAGCCGAAAGCGATATAGTTGAGCGCTATCGTGAACTTTCGGTAGACTCGCTTGGACAGCCACTCCCCGCAGAGCAGCTTGAAGCGCTCAAGTCACAAATGGAAAAAGATGTAGACGCTGTAAGAACTAGATATTCTTTACTTATTGATAACCAAACTAAAAGTTATGGCGATAAATTAAGAGGCACTGGTTTTGCTTATCTGCTTGATACTCCTGAAACCCAAGAAGCGCCAGAGAAAAAAGATCCACCACCAAGCCAGCAGGTGCAAACCTCAATAGACGACTTTGCGCGTAATTTTCTTGGTAAAAGTAGCGCTCAAAATAAAGGACTCATGGGTTATGCTGATCTCGATGATAAGATTGTAGCTGAAACTCAATGGGATGATGGCAAAGCAGACCCAACATTTTTAAACGCGTTTAGAAATGAGTTGGCAGACAAGCGAGTTCCAATAAGCAATGATAGATCTCCATTAGATCAGCTTGCTGTGATTGCAGGGCATGCGGCAGGCGTGCTACCTGCCACAATAAAGAGCGCGGTAGAGCCAGTGTATGACTGGGCAGAAACCAAGCCATCAAATAGAAACCAATAAACCCGCTTTGTAGCGGGTTTTTTATTAATAAGAGAAACACTAATGGCAAAAAATTACTTTGCAGATGAACCAATGCCTACGCTCTTTACGCCTACCGTAGAGCCTGTAACCAAACAAAACAGTCAAGGCTTATTTGGTGATGCCGTGGACACGTTTCAGTCTAATATATTTACTTCGCTTGGTGGCGTATTTGACTTTGTTGGCGCTGATGGTCTAGCTAAGTCAATGCGTGATAATTCAGAAGAACAATATGCAGAGGTTTCTCAGCAAGGAAAAGATGCCTTAGCCAAGGAGTTTGTTAGTGAAGATGAGCGAGGCAATATAACACTTGGCGAGGGCGCTACAGACTTAGATACATGGCTATTAACCATGGCAAGTGTAGCAGGCCAATTTGCAGGCACTGCAATACCCGGTGCGGGCGCGGCAGGTTTAGCAGGTAAGGCTGCAAGCTTAGGCGCTAAAGGTAAAAACATTGCTAATATTGCCAGCATGGGCGCAACCGGTGGCGCAGCCGCTACAGGTCAAGGCATGGAGCAAGCGCGCCAAGAAGTACAAAACATGCCAGACACTTTACTGGCAGAGTCACCATTATTCGGTGATGTGTTTAGAGGTGTGCACGCAAACCAACCAGAACTAAGCAACGTTGAAAAATGGGAAGCAGCAAAAACCGCACTTGCCAATAAAGTAGCGCAAGAAGTAAGAACGGATCCAAAGGTGCTTATTGCAAATTTTGGCGCAAGTGCGATTGGCGATCCTATTATTGGCAAAGCATTAACCGGCGCACGACTAGCTAAAAGCGGGGCGTTACGTAGCGCATTGGCTGGCTTTGTAACTGAGGGCTCAACCGAAGCCGTACAGGCGGGCGTGCAACAACTAGGTGTAAACCAAGCTTTACAGCCAATAGATAATCGCGACGAAATGCAAGGTGTAGTTGCTGCAGGTTTAAACGAGGGTTTAGCCGGTGGCGGCTTTGGTGCCGCTGCGGGTGGTATTGGTGGCTTAGTAAATAGGCAGCCAAGGGAGCAAACACCACAGACTGAACCAACAGCAGAGCCAGCACCACAACCAGCGGTTAATCCTGTCACTGAGCAAATGAAAGCAAGCAACCCTAATTTGGGTGAAGCTATGGCCAGCATGGATCAGCATTCTACCAACGTTAAAAACGAGGTAGATAATTTAGATATTCCAACCGCTGCAAGGCAGGCAGGCTTTGACACAAACGCGGGTGCGGGGCAGTTTGGCGACTTTATAACCAGCCCTAGCCAAGAATCAATCCAAAGCATGCGCAATCAAAGCATTGCCGATATGATTAACGATGCAATTAATAACATAGGCCCTACACCTGATGATCGTTTCAGTCCAATAAAATACCAACACGTAGGCGAGTTATTATCACCAGAACAAAGCACAGAGTTGCAACCAGCCCCACGCCAAAATGCACAAATTGGTAACGGTTTTATTGATGGTGAAATGGTGCCAGAGCAAGGCTTGTTACCTACACAGCAGCAAACACAAAACCGCCAAGCGTTTGAACGCGTGCAATCTGAGTTTAATAACCAGCCCGCACAAATTGAAAGTAAAGATATTATATTTGGCGAAGATGGTAGGCCACGCCAGCGAGCAGCAGAACGTGTTAAACAAGCAGGCAAAAGTGCACAAAACTTACTGCCACAAAAAGACATTATATTTGCAGGCAACGAAAGCGGCGTAAATGTAGCCCGTAACGGCAAGCCATTTAAAAGCATGAAAGAAGCGCGTAACAGCAAACTAGCACGCGAGGCAAAACGCCAAGGCTTAACCGTTGACGTTGTACCGTTTGATAATGGTTATGGCTGGATGGTTAATAGCAATAATCAAGAGTCCGCACCTATATCCGCACCTATTACAGAAACAAACGCACAGCCAACCGCTAACCTAGCGGGTGATCCTATCGATAGCGAATGGACTGCATTTAGCGAGCAAAGCGAAACTAAAAATATACCACGCGCAGAAATGCCACAAATCAAAGCTGAAAATCGCGGCGCCATGGTTAATTTTATGAATGCACGTGACATAAGTCATGAGCAAGACGAAGTTCCTGCAAGCTCATTAAAGCCAACGCAGCAAGAGTTTTCACCCGCCAAAGTTAAAAAGGCAATGGAGTTTGAGGGGGGTAACCGCTCTATATTAGTATCAAGTGATAACTATGTATTAGACGGGCATCACCAATGGTTAGCCGCCCGTGAAAAAGGCGAGCCAGTAAAAGTGATCCGCTTAAATGCGCCTATTGAACAGCTAGTACCATTAGCTAAAGAAATGCCAAGCACTGAAACGCAAGATAATGCTGGCAACTTAACAGCAACCGGCAATGAAGAAACTGCCACCACTGGTAAACTAAACAGCGATAGTGGTAAACAATCTGAACAAAAAGCCGTTGAAACTGCCGAAACTGGTAAATTAATTGAACAAGAGCCGGCAACTACTGAACAGCAGGCAGAGCTACCGCCAATACTAAAAACAACTAAGCGCAAGTGGCTACAAAGTGAAGCTAAAAAGCTAGGCATTAAAAAAGGTTCGCCAGGTTATGATGCAGCCGTAGCTAAAATAGAAGAAAGCTACGAGCCAGCTATTGATAAAGCGCTCGCTGAATCATCGTTTGAAACATATCAAGAGTTTAATAGCGATACACCGGAAAGCATTAACCGCCAAGCGTATAACGAACTGCGCAAAGAGTTTGGCTATGATAAAGCACCACCGCCAGATGCGATTAAGCCAAATGAAGATGCAGAGCCGCCAAAGAGCGGTTTTTCTTTGCCTGAAACACTGAATGCGGATGGCATGACCGCCGATGAAATAGAGGCAGTTATCAATAAAACAAAAAACGAATTGGCCAACACAAAAACAGAAGATTGGGGCAATCTGAGAGGACAGGGTAAGCGTACTGGCGGCATGGTTATGGGCGGTATGCGTGATTCATCATTGCAAGGCGAAAAGTCATACTTGAACCCAATAGGTAAGCTTGAGGACGTTAATAAAGCTGACTATGACGATGCTATCGCAACATTTAATGATAATAGCATGGCAAAATCAGCGTATGGCAAAGCGAGAAGCGCGGGCTTTGATCATGATACATCACTACGGTATGGGTTAAGTAAAGTCGCAGATATAGGAATGACATTTTCTGAACTGTTAAAAGTTGCAAAGCAGAAAGATAAAGTGAGCGAGAAGCCTGCCAATAATAAATCAAGCACCAATCAAGCAACGGTCAAGCAAGAGAATATTGATGACTTTGGAGAGAAGCTAGGCGGTGCACGTAAAGATGTTTGGAGTGGCTTTAGTGAAGCCATTCAAGATCAACAAAGCACAGCAGAATTACCGTTAGGCAAAGCGTGGCCTGAGCCAAATTATAAAGAGCTTGTTGATAATGGTGCAAGCGTTGAGTCTGTTGCGCTTATGGCTGCAATGCGCAGTGAAGTACCTGCAAAGCCAAGGCTTTCATATAAAGCATCTCGATGGGCTGAAAAAGTTAATACGTTAAAGTCATTTGCTGCAGACTTAATGAATGGCGATCGTGACGTAGAAAGCGTAATGCAAAGAATGCGAAACCATAGCTCAAAGCTAGCGGCCATTGTTGATGCTATACCATCCATAGCTAAAGCCGATCTTGATACACTAAAAAGCGTTGCGGATTACCGTATTAACTCTGGTAGCTTTTCTATTTTTGGCGGTAAAACATATTCACCTAGTAAAGTATTTTACTTTATAGAGCGCAATGGTCGCCCTGTTTATGATGGCGCTAGTGAAACGCTTAGTGACGTACAGGCACTATTAACTAAAGTAATAAAAGCTGATCAGGCTGATAGTGCTAGTGCGACCAGCGGCAAAAAAAGTAAAATTAGCGTTTATCGTGATCGTTACACCAAAGATATTTATCTTGGATGGAAAGGTGCAAGCGGCGTTTTAAAAATAAAATCATTTAACGATTTGAGCGCTGCAAGAGAATACCTTAAAAACAACCGCGACGAAGTAGAGCAAACGCTACAAAAAATGAAAGAAACCCCAAGCATGCGCAAACCGGTTAATGCTGAACGAATGGGCCCTGAACGCTATGCAGAAAACGTAACACCAGATACGTTTGGCGAAACGTTTGGCTTTAGAGGTGTAGAGTTTGGTAATTGGGTAGAGCAAGCTAAGCGACAAAAGGATTTAAACCAAGCTTACGACGGCTTAATGGATTTAGCAGAAGCACTAGACTTGGAGCCAAAAGCACTAAGTTTAAATGGCAAGCTAGGACTTGCATTTGGCGCCCGTGGTAAGGGCGGTAAAAATCCTGCAGCAGCACACTACGAACCAAATAGCGTTGTTATTAACCTTACCAAAAAGGCAGGTTCAGGATCGCTTGCGCATGAGTGGTGGCACGCCTTAGATAACTATTTTGGTAAGCAAAAAACAAAAGGCGAATTTATAACAGAATCGCCGTACTCTATGAGTAGCGATGAAATACGCCCAGAAATGGCAAGTGCATTTAAACATGTAAAAAGCGCTATTGCTCAAAGTGGCTTGCCTGAGCGTTCAAGAGAACTTGATACAAGACGGTCTAAAGCATATTGGGCAACACCAATAGAAATGACGGCGCGATCATTTGAAACTTACATTATTGATAAGCTTAATCAGCAAGGTATAACTAACGATTACCTTGCTAACGTAGTGAGTGATGAAGCGTGGACAGCAGCAGAGTCGCTAGGCTTTGAGTCGGACAACACCTACCCATACCCCAACAAAGAAGAGCAAGAGAAAATAAACCCTGCTTATCAAACATTGTTTGATACTGTTGAAAGCGAAAATACCAGCGAGGGAATACGGTTATTCTCAAAATCTAAAAAGCCAGCTAGCAGCAAATCAATCAGCACTGAGCAAGCGCAGCGTATTGCTGATCAGTTTGTTAAAGACTTAAAAGGCGCTAACGGGATCACTGTTAGTATTCTTGATGATACCGCCACAGCAGAAAAGTTATGGCGCATGAGCTTAGATGGCGCAACGGTTAAAGGCGCTTATAGCGAGCTGAGTAAAACGGTTTATATAATTGCAGAAAATATTAATGATTTAACCGATTTAAAACAAACGCTAGCACATGAAACAATAGCCCACGGTGGACTCGACACTGTTATTGGCGCCGAAGCCAAGCAGGCGTTTATTGATCGCATCAAGAAAACCAAAGGCCGTAAAGCGTTTGAACAGTATTGGAAAGATGCCAATAACGACTATTGGGATATGAGTTTAGACGTAAAAGCAGAGGAGATATTTGCCCGCTTTGTAGAGAACGAGCCAAGCAAAGGAGAATTAAAATATTGGTGGAACGCGTTAAAACGCTGGATAAAAGCGCAGTTAGATAAAGCGGGGATCATGTACCGTGAAGATGATGAGCTAACCGCTATGCGCGACATGCTTGAAAGCATAGTAAAAGGATTTAAAGCGCAGCGTGAACCTATGGTTAGCAGTCAAGCAGAAATGACTTATAGCCAATCAGATAAAAAATTCAGCCGCACAGCGGATAATGATACCCGTACAGCAAAACAAAAACTTGGACTTGAAGAGCAGGTACGAGAAACCATAGCCGACAGAGCCAAAGCTAAAACCAATGAAACCGTTGATACATTAAAGAGCTCGTCATTTTGGCAACGGTTAAATGAGGGTGTATTTGATGGTTTGGCAGGCATTAAACAAGCAGAGGTAAGCGCAGGGGTTACCGACCCAAACAGGCAAGGCTATGTTAGTGCGCGTTTGGCAAGTGGTTTGGCCGATGTGCTGCATGGCGTATTTAACTACGGTGCGCCAGTGTGGAGAGATGGCATTATTCAGCGCAAAGAAAACACCAAAGGCTTGCTTGAAGTATTTGGCATGGTGGGCGATGACCTAAACAACTGGCTTGCATGGATGGGCGCAAAGCGTGCTGAAAAATTAAAAGAGCAAGGCCGAGAAAACAACTTAACACAAGCCGACATTGATGAGTTGAAAGCATTGGCCAATGGTAAAGAAGAGTTGTTTGAGCAAGTGCGCCAAGAGTACAACAAGGTAAATTCAGCTATTCTTGATGTAGCACAGGGCGCGGGCCTACTAAGTGAAGAACAGCGCGCAAGCTTTGATGAAGAATATTACGTGCCGTTTTTCCGTGATATGGGCGAAACAGATGCAGAAATGGACGATATTAAACGCATGATAGTAGAGCCACATATGCGCAAGGGTATTGCTAGTCAGTCAGCAAAAATCAAAGAGCTCAAAGGTGGCAAGCAATCAACCAAAGACCTGCTTGAAAATATCATAGCCCGTCAAAGCACATTGATTGACGCATCATTAAAAAACAAAGCGATGCAAGAGGTTACCGACAACCTTGATGGCACTGACTACATGCAGGCAGAAACCAGCGAAGAAATAGCAAGTTTAAGCCAGCAAGAGCTAAACAAACTGCATCGCGTAAAAGTAATGCGTAATGGTAAAGCACAGGCCTACATGGTAAGCGACCCCGCATTATTAAGAGCATTAATACAGGTTAATGATGTAGGTAGCCAAAGCTTATTTAATAAAATGGGGCGCAGTGCTAAGCGGTTTTTAACGGCAGGCATTACATTATCACCCGACTTTATATTTAAAAACTTTGTGCGTGACGCTGCCCATGCGTGGATGATCAACAAAGACGACTTTAAGTTTGGTACCGATAGTATTAAAGGACTTAAAAAAGCATTCAAAGAAGATGAAGCCTACCGCGATTTGATATTCAGTGGTGCAGCATTCCAAGGCGGCTACATTCATGGAGCAGATCCAGAAGCAGCAGCACAACAAACAAGGCGCGCACTACGTAGCAAAGGCTTAACCACCAATGAAATAGACGATTACCTTGATACTGTTGTTAATAGTGGGGCTGAGCTACTAGAAAAATACAGAGGGATAAGCGACAAGGTAGAAAACGCGAACCGTTTAAGCACGTATGAAGCGGCGCTTGCTGCAGGTAAAAGTAAACGCCAGGCTGCTTATGAAGCTAAAGATTTAATGGATTACAGCTTAAAGGGAAACTTTAAACTCATTGGCACCATGATTGATATGCTGCCGTTCTTTAATGCGCGCTTGCAAGGTATGAGCAAATTAGTACGCGCTGCAAAAGCGGGAGACGGTGATCGGGTTTTAAAAGTGCTAAGCGCCAACCTCGCTATGAAAGGCATTAAAGTTGCCGGTTTTAGTTTAGCGCTTGCTGCAATGAATGACGATGACGAACGTTACCAAGAATTGCCAGATTGGGATAAGGATATGAACTGGCATATTTTTGCAGGTGATCAGCACTTCCGCATACCAAAACCATTCGAGCTAGGGATAATTTTTGGCACGCTACCAGAGCGTATGCTTCACACCGCAACGGGCACACAAACAGGGGGCGACTTAGGTAAAGCAGTTGCTAATGCCGTATTTAATACACTTGCATTAAACCCTATTCCACAGTTTGCACTACCTGCAACAGAGGTGTTGGTTAATAAGTCATTCTTTAAAGATGCGCCTATTGAGGGAATGGCCGACGAAAACAAACAAGCGGAAGATCGCTACAATACATACACAAGCGAAGTGGCAAAAGGAATAGGCTCAACCTTTGGCGTATCACCCAAAAAAGTAGAGCACCTTATAAAAGGATATACCGGCACCATTGGCGGTTATGTGTTGGGCGCAAGCGATATTGTTGCCCGCCAGATTATGGGTAAAGAAACCGCCGATACGCCGGCAAGTCGTTACCCGGTAATAAAAGCGTTCTACCAAGGCAGCGGGCCCAAAGGCAGTACCAAATTTGCAAATGATTTTTATGAATCGTTGGAAGCCGCAAACCAAGCATACGGAAGTTATAAGCGAGCAATGGAAGAGGGCGACACATCACGGCAGCAAGAGTTAATAGAGGGTGCGGGTGACAAGTTGCGCTCTAGAATAGCGCTTGGCCGTGTTCAACGTGCTGCATCTAAGCTAGGCAAAATGGCAAGAGCGGTAAACGACAACCCTAACCTAACCGGTGAACAAAAACGCAAGCAGTTAGATGATATTCAGCGCCAAAAGAACGCGCTATACCATCAAGCGTATGTCACGTTTAATTTAGGGGAGTGGTAGAAAACAAAAAGCCCGCTTAACTGCGGGCTTAATCAACACTATTTTACTATGTGTTTTTAGCTCTTTGTATCCAGCGGTCAACAGTTTCATTCGTGTTAGTTGCATGAATTGTAATTTCAGGGTGTTTTCTTGCAAAAACACGAAATATTTCATCTGCGAAGGCTTGGCCTATTGTATCTATTTCGCTAAAGTCCAACATAACAATTTTGAACTTGTCCAAACTAGATAAAACGCGCTTTGCTTGAGATCTAGAAACAAGGTTTTCTTTACCTTGGATAGCTAAGCGAATTGGAACTACTGTTTTTGAGAACGAAAACTCGTCAGCTGGAGCGTATTCGTCAAAAACTTTTTGTTGACTGGTTTCGCTATTAGAACTGATTTGCATCTCCACAATTGTACCCTCCACGTCATTATTATGTTCAAGTAAAAAATCATGAGAATTGTCTTTGTCATGATTGAAAATATGTCCTGATGAGTAGATATAAAAGTGATCAAAAACTCTTGATGTAAAGTAAATTCCTTCACCAGTATGATTGTCTGGATCAGTTGTCAATTTACCTTTAGATAACTCCAGTATTGATTCTTTTTCACTGCCAAGCTCTTTTAAACGAGCTATCCTTTTAAAAATACCTTCCCCAGTATCATGCACCATAATATCAACTTCATCATTATGGATACTTGCGCACACATTTAACATCGATGAGTCAGAGTGATCAATTGCATTATTGACCATCTCAGTAAAACCATAAAAGCAAATTTCGTGAACGTTTTTTGGCAATGTTTCGAAAATATGCTCAAATTTTTCCCAAATAATATGCTCATCTAACTTATTGTTTTTATCCATATTAAAACAATCGTAGTGCGCTCGATTTTTGCCAAGCTTATATGTTCTCGCACTTGTATTTCCATGAGCTTCAATATAGCCAAGACTAATCAAATTCTTGATTATTTTACTGATTGTTTGCCTAGAGACCCCTAATGCTGCTGAGCAGACTTTGCTAAAATGCGGAACATCTTTAGAAACAAGAGATAAAATTTGTCTTTCATTCATTGAAAGTTTATTGATTATACAATAGCTTTGGTTAAGTTCCAT